ATATAAATCAATAGCACAAGATTTCTCAAATCCAGCGAACAATTCAATTTTCGTTGGTTCAAATCAAAGAGTTGTTGTAAAAGACACCACTTACACTGATGCAACCATTTTCAAAGCCGCTATGAAAGGTGTATTACTTGCTTACGAAAAGGCATAAGGAGAGAGAGTATGATCGTTAAAACAAGCAAAGGATATGTTGTTAAAAGTGAAAGTGGAAAGACATTATCTAAACCATACCCAACTAGACCACAAGCACAAGCAAGATTAAGACAAATTGAATATTTTAAAACAAAGAAATAAAATAAGTTTGTTAAAGTGTTTGAAAAATATGGGACTAGACATTTGGTTTAGTCCCTACTCAATGTTCAAAAGGAGAGCAAAAATATGAAAAAGTATGAAATAGCCATTAGTGAAAATGGCATAGTGCTAAAATGCAAACTTGTTAGTGAAGAAGAATTTAAGCAACTTTCTAAACAAAGCCAATTGAATCTAGCTAATGAAGAAAAAGCCAAAAGAGATTTAAAACTTAAAGTTGCTAATTTGGAAGAACAAGTTGAACTTTTAAAGAAAGAAATTAAATTATTGAAAGGCGAATAGTTATGAAAAAGTTTTTAAAGATTTTTGCGATTATATTTGGACTTGCTCTTTTAACCACAATTGTTGTGTGCTACATGGCTATGCCACAAAGAACCAAAGAACTTGGTGAACTTATTATTCATTTCTTGAATACACCTATTGCCATTATTGGTGGAACTACGATCACTATTGGTCTTGTTACTTGCATTGTCATTAAGTTAATTTTTGATAGATATAGAAACAATATTAAAAAGGAACTTAAATTAGTTAGAGAAGATAATTACAAGAAATATCAAGCAAGTGTTAAAGAGAAAGAAGAAGCTCTTAAACAAAAAGAAGAAGTTTTAGCCATTTTAAAGGACTATTCTAACAAGATTGATAATTTAAGTGACTTACTTATTAAAGCGTGTGAAACAAGCCCAAATGTTAAAATTAAGGCAATTGGTGAGTATTGTAAGGAACACAAGGACGATTACAAACAAGAAATTGAAGAAAAATTGATTGAAATTGATAACCAAATCGTTGAACCAAAACAAAGTAACCAAGAAATTGCTTTATTGTCACAAGAACTTAATGAACTCAAAAAAAGATTAGAAGAAATGGAGAATAATGGTCATGGCAAAGAATAAAGGCGAATTATCCGTTTCTCAAAAGCAAAAAAAATATAGAGTTCTACAATATACTTGTCTTGGTGGAGAGTTTGTTTCTCTAATCACACCATTTGTAGTTATGGGAATTGTCAACCAAGATAAATGGTTCAAAAGTGAAGAAGGTTGGAAAGTTGGTCTTGGTGGGACATTGGCACTTGCCTTACTTGGAATTGCATTATTCCTTATAAGTAAGAAAAAAGATAGTGAAAGCAAATTAACTAATGGTTGGATTGCATTTATTATTGGTTGGTATATGGTGGCATTTATCTTTGTCCTATTAACCAACATTATGGACCAAATTGCAACAATTATGTTATTTGGTGGTATTGGTATATGTGGTGCATGTGGATTAGACTTAACAAGTAAGTCTTTCCAAGCAAAGGCAGACCTTTACAAAGAATACATTGGAGAAGTTAAGAAAGAAACTCTTAAAGAACAAATCCAAAGAGAAGTTGAAGAAGAAAAGCAAAGAGTAAAAGTTAAGGTTGTTAAGAAATAATGAATCCATTAAATAAAATAAGCGAAGTCAACGATAGCGTATTGGGGACTGTCGGTCTAGTCGCAGGTAGAAAAGAATTTGTCATTAAAACATTTATAAACTCAATACTTTTATTCATCATTTTATTAGTGTTTGGTTGTTTAGACTTTGCCACACTAACATTTCACTTTGAGTTCTTAATCAATGTTAATTATTGGGTGACTACACTATCAAAAACTATTGCTGGTGTTTGTGCATTTAATATCGGCATTAACTTAATGTGGGAAATTGAACTTAAAAAAGACAAAATACTTGCAGCCGCAATAACCTTATATAATCACTTAATAAAAGGCAAAAAAGAAGATTTTGAGTATTTTGTCACTCATATCTTTAATCCACAAGAGAAGAAGAAAGCATATATCTCTCAAATAAATAGGAAAATCTATCGTTTAAATCGTTTTTCTAGAGCAAAAGATAAATTACTTTATTCAAGCGATTTAGAAGAAAGACAAGTTGAAAAACAAACAAATAAATATTGCATTAAGAGAAAAGAGCTTGAAGAACTTAAAAGTGAAGAATACATTGAAAAGAACTTGGATTCACTTAATGTTAAATATCAAATGGTAGACGCTACTGTGTTTGAACTTGAAATTGATGGGTCAACTATAACAACAGGTGTCAAAACTCGTGGTAATGTCACTATGGGTAAAGCAAAATTAAGTAGTAATGTAGTTTTAGGTATGATTTTAATTTCAATGTTTTTGACCGCTATTACACTAGAATTAAGCAAAGAAGAATTTGCCAACCAAATGACAAGATTTTGGCACTATGTCTTAAAATGTGCAACTGATGTAGGTATCGTATTATGGCAAACTTATCGTGGTATGTTAGCAACAAGAAAACTTATCTCCAATGAATATACACAACCATATACAGGAAGAAATAAAGTCTTAAAAGATTATTATAAGTGGCAATTTGACGAAGGCAAAATCAACATTGATCAATACAATAGTTTAGTTAATCTTCCAGAAGAAATAGAAGTTGAAATGACAAGTGAAGAACTAAAGCAATTTACAACAAAATAGAATTAGTTTATAATAATAAAGGAGACGATAGAATTTAGCGAATTTCGTAACTAAATGCTATTAGTAAGAACGATTGTGCATTGCAATCGTTTTTATTTTTATATATAATACCCTATGTAATCATTGATAATGTTACAATTTTCCTTTTAAAATCGGTAAAAGCCAACAAGATAAAAATTGTTGGTTTTTATTTTGCAAAAAATATGGGACATGAGCATTTTTTTATTTATGGGTTTCAATGTTCAAAATGCCACTAAAAAACCATGAGAAAAAATCTCATTTAATTAAGGTTACAATAGGTTAACTACTAATAATCTACTAATTATCTACTAAAATAATTTTTTTACATTTTGTTATTGCGATAACTATTTTTATGAATATATAATATAGGTGCAACAAACGAGAAAAGGCAAGTGACAAGCCATAGCAAATTGCCACAAAAGTTGTTCTTTGAAAATTAAATAGGAAAGCACATGATTTATGGTTTTGCATGTAAACTAAATCCAGATCGTTTTGTATATTTGCGATTAAAAGAATATTCCTTATAGGTGGGTGGGAAACCGTTTAAAAAAGAAAGAGAGATTTAAAAGTAATATTATGTCAAAGATTATTAAAGGAAAAAGATACATGCTCGTAGATGTGATATGTATTGACGACATTATTTATGATATTTATGAAGACGAAGAAGGCAACAGAATCAAGGTTGCTTGTGATTGTTTATTTTAGAAAGGGAAAATTATGGCAAAGAAAAACACAACAAACAAACCAAAAGATAAGGTTAGCGAATACCTTATCGATCGTATCCATGAATTAGAATACGAAAATAGAAGATTATTAGAAAATGCAAAACTCAATTTAGAGAGAGCCGCTAAATATGAGAAGCTAAAGAAATGCTTTTACCTAGAAGGCACAGCAATCTATTGCCAAGATTTATTAGGCAATTATGTGGGCATTTTTGCTATTGAGTGCAACGAAGACTTTAAAGACGCACTCGCATTATTAGATTTAACAAAGGAAAAAGGAGATTTTGAATAATGGGAAATTTAGTATTTAGAAACTTAACGAAAGACGAAATTGAAGTAAGAGTTGGTGGTGGAAAATCATTACTCTTATATAAGACAGCAAGGGTGGACGCAAATATCCTTGACGAAACTGTTGGTGCTTACAATTGGCAAAAGAGATTTTACCAAGTCAAGCAAACCATGATTTGCGAAATTGGTATCTATGACGAAGATAAAAAAGAGTGGATTTGGAAAGCCGATGGTGGTGACGACGACTACACAATGGAAAAAGTAAAAGCCGAGTGTAGTGATAGCATGAAAAGAGCAGGTTTCCAATGGGGTATTGGTCGCTCACTTTATACCGCACCAAAGATTAAAATCCCAGACCAATTTAAAGATAGTCAATTTTTTGACGTTGCACTTATTGAATATGACAAAAACAATGTGATTTCCAAATTGGTCATTACAACGAACTTTGGCAAAGATATAGTATTCACATACCCAAAGAACCTAAATGTTGCTCAAACGAGCCAAAACGAGCCAAAAGGTAGTATTTCCAAAGAAGATTTGGATTACATTACTAAATACCTTGATATGTTACCAAGTGAAGAAGCTAGAAAAAAACTCTTTAATTGGATTGACAAACATTTCCACACTATGAACTTGGAATCACTTACTTTAAGTCAAGGCAAACAAGTTGTGGCAACTTTAAGTGGGGAGAAATAATATGGAATTAACTAACGAAAATTACTATAGTGAAGAAGCCAACATAGAATACATGAGTGCAAGCCAATTCAAAGACTTTATGAAATGTGAAAGGGAAGCAATTGCTAAAATTAGTGGTGAATACCATGAAGAACCTAGCAAAGCCATGTTGACCGGTTCATATGTTGATGCTTATTTCTCAAATGAAATGGACAAGTTTCAACAAGAAAACCCACAGATTTTCAAGAAAGACGGAACTTTGTTAAAGGACTTTGAAAGAGCCAACGAAATTATCAAAGCCATTGAAAGTGACGAAATGCTTATGGAATTTTTAAGTGGCAAACACCAAGTCGTAATGGTGGGAAAAATCAAGGGTGTTAAGTTTAAAATCAAAATTGATAGCTTATTACCTAATGCCATTGTTGACCAAAAAATAATGAGTTCCTATAAAGACTTAATTTGGGTTGAGAAAAATGGAATTAATATTAAGGTTGATTTTGTGGAAGCATATGGCTATGACATACAAGGTGCTATCTACCAAGAAATCGTAAGACAAAATATTGGAAGAAAGTTGCCTTTTATTTTAGCGGTTACCACAAAGGAAGAAGAACCAGACAAGGCATTAATTGAAATTGACCAAGAATATCTTGATAAGGCACTAAAAGTGGTGGAAGAACATTGCGAAAGATTTGATTTAATTAAGCAAGGAATCGTTAAGCCACAAGGTTGCAACCATTGTCCAACTTGTCGCAAGGGCATGAAATGTAACGCTATTTTTTCATACAAGAAATTGTTTAACAAAATTGACTACGCAAAAGCATTTGGGGTGGAAGAATAATTATGATTACATTAAGAGAACTAGACGACCTTTGTTATAGTGTTGCAATTTACTTTAAGTCTAGTGAAAGCGACAAAGAGTGGACTAAATACGAGTGGAGAAAACACCAATTAGAATATGGCTATAGATATGTTGACGATATTCAACTACACGAAGGCATTGACGGTATTTGTGTTTATTTAGGTCATAGTAGCATAAGAGATTATGAGTAAGTTTATTAGAACCAAAGACACCATTTTTGAAGTGGTGGAAGAAACCGATATTGTCTATAGAGTTAAAGCCAAAAGTAATCCAAATAATATTTATGCCAAAAGTAAGTGCCAAACGATCGTTTTGAAAGAAGCTAAAAGCATTAAAAAATTATTAGATGGCATAGTTATGACACATAAAAATGGTGGTGTTAAAATGTTATATACCAAAGAACAAATTGATAAAGCCATTAGAACCCATGAAAACCATTTAGAAGACTATATAATTTATGGTCTTATATGGACACCAAAAGGTTTGATTTTTGTTTCAAAACTAGAAGAAAGGAAATGGGTGTTAAAATGAAATACATTAGAACGAAAGATGGAATATATGAAATTGACGAAACAACGATTTTAACGAGTTTACCACCTTGTTATAAAGTAATTAAACTAACTGATAAGTATTATGCTATAAACAAGCAACAAGTTATTAAACAAGCCGACACTATTGAAGAATTGTGCGATTATGAAATGCACTACGACAATAATGGAGAGTTTGTTATTCGTCCTATTAAGCATGTTGATTGGGCTTCATTAAAACGAGTTATCATGAACAAGTGGTTCAAAGACTGCAAACTTGCTATCAAAACTGATAAAGGTCTTATTTATGTTGCAAAAATGAACGATAAAGGAGAGTTGGAATTGTTATGAGTAGTAGAAAAGTAAAAAAAGCAGAAATATTTGAAAATAAGTTTTTGAATATCGTTTATGAAGACGGCACTTTATGTCAAATTGATTTAGAAAGACTTTTTGATATTGAGTTCATAAAGGAGAACGAAAATAAGGAAAAGACGAATAAAGCATCAACACCGTTAAAGGCATTAAGAGAAATGTATCAAGTTTGTTTAGTTGCAAATGTTGCAGATATGCGACCAGAGTTTGAACTTATTGAAAAAACTCTTAAAGCATTAGAGATTATTAAAGAGAAAAATGTTTGTGTTGGTAATTTATTAAGTTATTGTTTTGAAACAAATGATACCTACGAAGAATATGTTAAATCATTTGGTTATGCTGATAATTATTGGGATTTAGGAAAAGAATTATTAACCCAAGAAGAATACGAACTATTGAAAGAGGTGTTGAATAATGGAAAATGATTTAACAAAGTTAATAGAAAAACTTGCTAATGAACCGATCATAATTGATATGACAAGAAAATACCAAAATGCAATGATTCTAAATGGTTGGATATTAAGAAAGCCAAAGATTATTGTCCATGATACCAACCATAAAGAAAGTTGCTCATTTATCTTGTATCAAGTGGTTAATGCTAATGGATTAATTGAAATTCAATCATTTAGTTGCATGACATTTATAAAAAGCATTGTTGACCAATTTAAAGAGCAAAAAAACATTTTGTGTGTTAGGGTAGTTGGCAAATCTAAATATTCCAAATATGCCAAAATGTCATATTGCCAAGTGGAAGAAATCAAAACATTAGTAGAACTTGATTATGACATGGCTAGTGAGTGGAAAAAAGGAAAATAGAAAGGAATAAATCAATGATTACAAAGAGATTAATTAATTGTGATTTTCTCAATGTAAGTGGTTTCAAATTAGGTTTATCAAATAAAGCAAAGTTGCTATATTTTTTCTTTCTAGTTAATGCAGACGATATGGGTTTCGTGGGTAATGCAAAAGAACTCATTGAAACCCTAGACAATTGCGAGCAAGACTATGAAAACACCTTGCTACAATGGACTTATGTGGAAGCTCTAGAAGAATTATCCAAAAAAAGATTACTTTATGATTTCGTGGATAAATGCAACAACCACACTTATTTGATTCGCCATTGGTTTTATCACAATAGGTATCAACAATTCTTATCCACTAATTACAAAAATTTATTGGAACAGGTTGAATTGATCAATGATGAATACCAATTAAAAACCATGCAAGAAGGAGAACCATTTAAAGAAAAGAAAATTAAAGAAAATCAAAATAAACAAAATCTAAAATCTAATTCATTAAAAGTTTATGATAATGATTTAGATAGTAGCATACCAAATAAATCGCAGGCACACGAAGAAGCTAAAAAGTGTCTTGATGCACTATGGGAAAGTTATTTGGACGATATAGAAAAGGAAGGGAAAAAGTAACATGTTTGAACAAATGGATTTATTTGTGGCTTCTATTACAGAAAGTGATTTACAAGAAAAACACGATAAGGAATATAAGCAAGAATTATTAACACCTAGACAGTGGGCATTGTGGAGATTAATTGAATATAACTCACTAACCTTGCATAGAAAAACTAGTCAAAAGGAAATCTGCGATAAGTTAAGTGAATATGGCTATGTCTATAACGAAGATATTAAGGTTCACGACCATTGCTCAATGGTTTGGGAAGATATTAAATCTCTTAATTTGTCTTATCAAAACGATAAAGTGATTATCACCAAAGACTATGAATATTGGATTGGCAATGAACAAGAAACCAAAGACTTTTTAGATAAGTTATGGAAAGATTTAGCACCAAGACTTGTTAGATATTGGGCATATAACCAAAAAGTGTCTAGAAATGGTCAAGGTCAATTGTTCTCTATTAGATTAGATAGTTTGGAAGAAAACTCAAAGGCAAGGAGATTTATTGAAAGCTATAATGAGTTTAAGATAAGTTAAAAGGAGAATATTATGAAAGAAAATTGGAAAAGCATGAGTGAATTTCCTAATTATTATGTTTCCAATAAAGGCAGAATTAAAAGCGTGGACCATATAACCATAGACAAAAATGGTAAGGTTTTGCACCAAAAAGGAAAAATATTAAAGCAATTTTCTAGAAGCTCACAATATAAGTTTGTAAATATCAAAAATATTAATGGACATTTTATATGTCGTGATGTTCATAGACTAGTTGCCCAAACATTTATTCCTAACCTAGATAATAAACCACAAGTAAATCACATTGATGGAAATAGAACAAATAATAATGTTTCTAATTTAGAGTGGGTAAGTGCCAAAGAGAATATGCAACACGCATTTACAACTGGACTTATCAACAAAGAAAAACAAATACAAAGTCATTTATATAATGCTAGACCAGTCATAATGAAGAAAAATGGGCATGTTATAAAAAGATTTCGCTCTTTTAAAGAAACCGCTAGAGAAATGAAAACAAATCCACAATCAATAAAATATGCTTGTATTTATTCAAAAACACATATTCATAAAGGTTTTGAATTTTATTTAGGGGGGAAGTAATATGGCGAAACAAGAATCAGTGAAGATTGATATTCAAAAAGGAGAAGAAGCGAACTCTAAAATATATATCATGTCTATGAATATTAAAGGTTTAGGTGTCTATGAGAAAGCCAAAGCCACCAAACGATTTGTGGATAGAGAAACAAAAGTCTTGGAAATGGTGCTAGAAAACGATTTAAGGGACATTTTAAGGTCTAATGGCATAATTCCCTTGGACGGTAGTGAAAGTGCCTTAAATGACGCATTTGTGCAATTAAAATGCCAAGGCAAAGAGATTTCTATTATTGATAGATACTATGATTTATATGGCGAGAAGATTATTAAAGAAAGTGAAAACCACATGACAGTTATTGAAGAAGACGGAATTTTAAGTTGTGCTATGGAGATTAGTGTCCATGAAGTTTGATAATCCACTTAAATATAAAAAGTTGTCCACCCAATTAAAACATGATAAGGCACGATATGAATATGTTAAGGAAATGGGCAAACTAGAAGACGAGCTTCTTCACTTAAAACCACTAACACATGAATATGCAATTAAATTAAAGGAATACAAGAAAATGGAAGAAACTCTAATCTTGTATGACAAACTAATGGGGTATAATGGGTGGCTAAATTAAGTATTCAAAAGCACAAATTACCCTTTGGAGATTATGTTGCATGTGAATTATGTGACAAAGAGTGGTCTATCTATGTGGGATTAAATGTGGGTGACGACCATGAAGTGGTGGTATGCCCAGATTGTTTTGAAGATTTTAGGAGAAAAGTAAATGAAATCAAATAAGAAAAAGGTGAACCTAGCCAAGGCACTAACCAAAAATAAAAATTGTCTAGGTTATATAGTTCGTTTCAACAATGGCAAACACATGTATCAAAACGACAATGATTTAGGTTTAGATTTGGAATATCTAGACATGGACATTGAATACGAAAAGAAAATATTTGTATATAAGAGATTTTATATCTATTACATTGTGGACAACATTGAAGACGACGGAAATGGCATAGACCTTGACGTTGCGATCGCATTGTTAAAAGAGTGCCATGAAAACATAATTCCTTTAAGCGAAAAAGAAAAGGAAAAATGCAATAATTATTGGAAACCATTTTTAGGAGAAAATTATGCCAAACGAATTTAAAAGTTTTTTTAAAAAAGCAGGTGGTGGCGAAGGTCAAAAATGCTATTACCCAACAAGACTTGATACATATGGGTGTGGTTGTCAACACGATTGCTCATATTGTTACGCAAAATCTTTATTGAGTTTTAGAAATCTATGGAAGCCAAATGACCCAAGCGTTGCACCATTAGACAAAATTGAGAAAGTTATCAAGAAATTACCAAAAGGTTCTATTGTAAGACTTGGTGGTATGACAGATTGCTTTCAACCATGTGAATCACAATACAAAGTGACTTACGAAACCATTAAGTTATTAAATAAATATGGAATTGGTTATCTCATTGTCACAAAGTCACATTTAGTGGGAGAAGACGAATATATTGAAATCATGGATAAGGAATTAGCTCATATTCAAGTAACAGTTACCACACTTGACGACGAACGATCGGTTCAATATGAGAAAGCAAGTGTTCCAAGCCAAAGAATAAAGGCAATTCTTAAATTACAAAAGGCAGGATTTGACGTTGCTATTAGATTAAGTCCACTCATGCCAGAATATATGGATTTTGATAAATTAAACTCTTTAGGTATTGAGAAAGCCATTGTGGAATTTTTGAGAATTAACACATGGATTAAAAAATGGTTCAATGTGGATTATTCCAAATATAGTGTCAAAGTAGGTGGATATGAGCATTTGCCACTTAATGAGAAACTTAAAATCATTGCAAATGTTAAGATACCCACTATCTCGGTATGCGAAGACGTTGACGAGCATTATAACTATTGGAAAGAACATGTGAATCCAAAGAGAAATGATTGTTGCAATCTTCGTGGTAGTAACAATAAAGAACTTGTTATTAACAAAGAAGAAATAAAAGAGCAGCAAAGTTTGTTTGACTATGGAAACGAATAAAATTTATCTTGGGGACGCTTATGAACTAATAAAAAATATTCCAAGCAAGAGTATTGATTTAATTTATACAGACCCACCTTATGACTTCCATAATGGAACTGCACTCTCTGGTGGCATGTTTAAAGATAGAGCAATTAAACCATACCAAGACGTAGTGGACGCAAAACTAAACGCTGGAATCAATAATTCAATATTGGACGAGTTTGTTAGAGTTTTAAAGCACATATATATCTACATATGGTGCAATAAAACTCAAATCCCATTTTATTTAAACTATTTTCTTTCTTTTCCAAATATAAGTTTTGAAATATTGACATGGCACAAGAAAAATTGTTCACCAATTACGAAAAATACTTTTTTGCCAGACACAGAATATTGCCTTATGTTTAGAGAAAAAGGAACATGCGTCTTAAATGACGGATATGAGCTTAAACACAAATACTTTATTACTAACACTAACAAATATGACAAAGACAATTATTTGCACCCAACTATCAAACCGATCGAGTTTGTGGAAAAGCATATTGCCCACTCTACACAACCCAATGACATAATACTAGACCCATTTATGGGAAGTGGAACAACTTGTTTAGCTGCTAAACATTTGGGAAGAAAATATATTGGCTTTGAGATTAACGAGTTCTACTTTAAAATTGCCGAAGATAGATTGCAAGGAATCAATGCGAAAGGAGAAATGAATTTATTTGATTTGTGATATGGACAACGAATTATTATTATTTGACAGGATTGAAGTCATAAAAGCAACAGACCAAAAATATGATTTAGAACACAATGCCTATTTAAGTTTTAGTGGTGGTAAAGATAGCACTTTGCTTCATTATTTATTAGATATGGCTTTGCCGAATAACCAAATACCAAGAGTTTTTATTAATACAGGAATTGAATACAAAATGGTAAGTGACTTCGTAAAGGAAATGGCAAGTAAAGACCAACGCTTTATAATTATTCAACCAACACAGCCAATCAAACCAATGTTGGAGAAACATGGTTATCCATTTAAGTCCAAAGAATATAGCCAAAAACTCAATCAATGGCATAAAGGTCATAAGGACACAAAAAATATTGTTGCTTATTTAACCAAAGAACATTTTGGTTGCCCAAAAATACTTAAATATCAATTTAGTGACGATTTTAAATTAAATATTAGTGCAGAGTGTTGTAAACAATTAAAAAAGAAACCTGCTAGAAAATGGGAAAGAGAAAATAAACGTCCGATCGTAATGACAGGTATGCGGCAAGGGGAAAAAGGACAAAGAGCAAGTATAAAAGGGTGTATATTAACCGACAAAAAAGGAAATGTAACTAGATTCCACCCCCTTATTAAAGTTGACGAACAATGGGAAAATTGGTTTTTGGAAAAAATAGAAACCGAAAAAGGCAAGCGTATTCTTTGCGAATTATATTATCCACCATACAACTTTTTAAGAACTGGTTGCAAAGGTTGTCCATATGCTCTTGATTTGCAAGGACAACTAGAAGTCATGGAACTATATTTGCCTAATGAAAGAAGACAATGTGAGTTTATTTGGAAACCCGTATATGACGAATATCGTAGAATAAATTATCGCTTGGTAAATGTTGAAAAAATTAAATTATTTTAGGGGGTAAAATGAGTGAGAAGATAAGAAATAGAAAACACGAAGCTCATACATGGTTTGACCAACTTTGGACTAACCATGAAGAAAGGGATAAGTATTACATAAGACTTGGAGAAGAAATGAACTTGTCTTATGAAGATTGTCACTTTTCAAAAATGAACGATACTCAATTAGAACAAGCCATAGAAATTATTAAAAAAATGTGGCTAGAAAAATTTGATAAATAGAAAGGAAAAGAATATGGGAGAAATTGTCCAACAATTGTCTTTATGGGATTATATCTACCCAAAAAAGATTATTGATAAACCAATTCGCATGATTGAACTCTTTGCTGGTATTGGTGCTACTTTCAAAGCCATGAAACAACTCACTAAAAATGTTGAATCATGGAGAATATGTGAGTGGGCATACAATAGTTATTGCTCATACAATGCAATCCATATCAAAGATTTTAAAGATTATTCGCAAGGTTTATCTAAAGAAGAACTAATTGCAAAAGTTCGTGGCACTAGCATGAATTACAATGAACCACTAACAGATAAGCAATTAGAAAGAAAACCAATTGAGTGGTTAAGAAATGCCTACAACAATATTGTGGCTACACATAATCTAGTAAACATTATGAGTGTTAAAGGGGGTGATTTAGGGATAGTTGACACCGACAAGTATGAATATATCTTAACTTATTCATTTCCTTGCCAAGACCTATCCCTTTGAACTTGCCGGTAAGAGAAAAGGCATGTCTATTAGTCAAGCCGAAGGAGGCACTCGTTCTGGCTTGCTATGGGAAGTTGAAAGAATACTAAAAGAATTAAGTAGAGAAAAACACAGTTTGCCACAAGTTTTGTTAATGGAAAATGTTCCCGAAGTCGTGGGAGCAGCAAATCTAGAAGACATGATTAAATGGCAAAACACTCTTGAAGAACTTGGCTACAAAAACTATGTAGAAATTCTTAACTCAAAAGATTATGGAATACCACAAAATCGTAGAAGGTGCTTTATGATTAGTGTTCTTGGAGATTACACATACAATTTCCCAATTAAATTAAAGAGAGAATACAAACTCAAAGATTTATTGCAAAAAGTATGTCCTAAAAAATATTATTTAACCAATGAACATATTGAGAGAATTAGTAATTGGAAAGCACACCAAAAACCACTTGAAAATGTAATCAATCCAACAAGTGGGGCATTAAGTCCTACAATAACTGCAAGGGGTGCAGGGGAAGACCACTCTGGTATGATCCTTGTAAATGGAGAAGATAAAAATATGGGGAGAGTTCAAAACTCAAATAGAGAACTTTCACCCACATTAGATACTCGCTGCGATTGTTTGGGTGTAGTAGTTAAAGACGAAGTTGAACTAGTTGGTGGAATTGGGGAAAAGAAATCTAATGGTGGAAGACAATATTTTGAACAAAATAGAATTTATAATGGTGAGAATATTGCCACAACAATACCTGCCGAAAAATCTTTCCACCCTTACTACACCGAAAATGCTAGTGGCAACAATTTGAAGATTAGAAAATTAACACCAAAAGAGTGTGTAAGATTAATGGGATTTGAAGATAGTGATTATGAAGCTATGCGGTCAATAGGAATGACTGATGCAAATATCTATCATATGGCAGGTGATTCTATTGTTGTTACTGTTCTCATGTCTATCTTCTCACCACTTATATATGAAAATGACGAACACAAACAAATTGTCAAAGAATACATTAAGAAAGGAATTATAGAAAAATGAAAAAATTATTCTTGTTACCAATTTTAGCCATGACACTAGTGGCTTGCGATTTATCCACAAAAAATAATTCTAGTGCAAGCACCCAAGAAACAAACGAAATTGTTTGGGTAAAAGTCAATGAAAAGGAAACACTAGAAATTAGTGTGGGAAATGATATTCATTATTATAACCCAGATGGATATAAAGACTTGTCCTATTCCATTAGTGGTAATGGCTATTTAAAGGCACAAGTGAAAATGACCATTTTAACGAGTGAAAAGGTGGTTATTGATACTTTTATCGGCTCAAATGTTTCTGTGGTTGTATGGGGTGCGTAAATGAGTAAATCATATAAAGAAATGAACATGGTAGAGCTTATTAACGAGATAGCAAGAGTTAAAGAGTTGCTAGTGCTTAATAAGAAAAGATTTACCCATAAGCAAAACATTAAATATTTACAAAAATTAGAGATTGAATACCAAAGGAGAATTTATGAAAAGAAAAACAACTGAATTAGAAAAGAAACTTATCCAAGACGGTTGGAGATTGCACAACAAAGTATATGAAGGCAAGAAAAGTGAAAAGACAAGTGCCTATATTTATGCTAAAGAAGAAGGTGTGTATGTAAAAATTTTACAATTAAATCCAAAAAGAGAAGAAATTATTAAGGTAGCGATTAGTAATATTGACCTTCACACACTAACCCATGAAACGGTGCAATTTATAAATAAAATATGGCTTGATTTAAAAGAATATGCCACTAGTCTATGTTTGCCCAAAGAACCAATCCCACAAGAATTATTGGAGAGCCAAGAATAATGAAAAGATTGATTAAAAATGGAGATATTATTCTTGACGGAACTTTGACAAGATACCAAAAGGAAAAGCAAGCATTTGAGAAACTAGAAAAACTAGAAGACATTGAAGAAAAATTGGGTATTGATTTTGTTACATTGTTTAAATTATTAGACGCAGTTTATGTTTATTCATATGGGCATACAGATATTATTAGGTGCTTAAATGATTTGGTTAGCTTATATGACAAATCAATAACGATTTATAACGGAACTTGCATTATGAGTTATCCATTAAGTGAGTATGGAAAATCATTTGCATTAACGAAGGAGGAATTATTATGATACCTATTCCTTATTGGCTTTTTATCTTGTTTATATTATTGTCAGTTCCAATGGCAGTTTTTCTAATTTTGATACCGATAGTGGTATTTTGTGTATTGATATCAGACTATATTGACAGAAAGGAGGAAGAATTAGAACATGGGCAAAGTAGTAATCAAGAATAAAGACTATGCCATGATGGACATAGTTAGACTTGTCCACCACTCATTGCATGAATCATTATTCTTTCTTGGACCTCCAAAAGTGGGAAAAGATAAAGTATTTTGTCTAGGTGTTGGCATTGTCAAAGTTATCCAAAAAGGTGAAGAATTTGACCTTGTAGGCATTGACTTTGGTAGGGGTTTTACAAGAGAAATCTATGTTAAATTAAATCATGCTCGTAGGCAAATATACACACTCAAAAAAGGACAATTAGCTTGGTTCTATGGCTATGTGAAATTCTATGAATTAGAAGGTAAGAAAAAGCAATCGTTCTATGCAAAAGGTTTTCAAGGTTGGTATGTTCCAAAGAATATGGATATTATTAAAATAAATCCAGACGATATTGAAAAACTAACCAAAGAAAATGAAAGCAAGATTAACTTTATTGACGACTTATTAGAGGGCAAAGTATGATAGTAGCAATTAATCCAAAAGGTTTAACCATTAGCACTACGATCGTTAGGTATCGTTTTGAAGAATACGAAAAGTTTTATGTAATTGATAAAGGATATAACAAAATTGAAATATCCAAAGAAGACTATATGAAAATTAAAGCACCAATTAGAAGGAGAATCATTAATGACGTTCAGTGAATTACAAGTGGGTCAAAAGTTTATTATCGTTAGAGAAAATGACGAGAAACAACAATACGAGAAATTAAGTAACACCCCACATTACAACACTAAATATTTGGGTAGCAAATCTAAATTATCATGGGATAATCGTATTTCTATCCATGGGAAAACAGTTGTTAGGGAGATTAAATAATGGAAGAATTTAGATTAGAAGAAATTAGAAAAGGCAAAGGTTTAAGCCGCAAAGAACTTGCAGAATTAAGTGGTGTTAATGAAAATACGATCAAATTCTTGGAAACTAAAAAGAATAATCCAAAGGAAGCTAAAATTAGCACACTAATTAAATTGGCTACTTCATTAAAATGCAAAGTTAGAGATTTCTATCCTTGCGAAAAGCGTATTTAATTGGTATATTGAAATAGTCCTCCTAGAAAAGGAACAGCCACGACCAAAGAGTGAGAATCCACAATCTCACTCTTTTTTTATTGCTTGAATAGTGCTACAATATTTATGTTGAAATTTTAGCCATAAATTTTAACCTTATCACTAGGTTTTTCGTCCTCATTGTGCCTAGTGATTTTTTTATTTATTCAAATTTGCACAAAAAAAGACATACCATTTGATATGTCCCAAAAATTGCATCGGTTAGTTACTCAATTTAGAACTTTGCACATGAGCTAGCGTTTGCAAAGTTCCAATGACCTTTTATCCACCTTCTATAGCGGTGAACTAGAGTGTGTTCTAGCGAGTTGACCAAGAACTAACCTTATCTATTTTAACCCCCCATCTTTCCAAAAATCAATAGTGCCTTTAAAAATAATGTTGGTCTAGAATTTTAAAATAAAAAAATCCCAAGAATAAGGGGACAAAAATCTTGGGACATGAGCATTTTGGAACTACCCCATTTCAATGTTCATTTTTAGGTTCATTTTTTGGTAGTTTTTCTATGCTTTTTTTCAGACCATAATAGGTTAAAATCTTTTATTCAATCTTTCCTTTTGTTTCACAACTAAATATTAAACCCACCAAGGAAAGCAACCAAAGAGAACTAAAAGAACTATAAGGAAATAAAAGTTATTGCAATACCTAATTTATTTATATATATTAAAGATATAAAGAAAGGAGGGGACCAAATGTTAGAGGCAACTAAAGAATTTAGGAAACACTACAAGAAAGCCATGAAACTCAAAGAGGGTGGCAAGGCATGGGAAAGGGAGATCAACCTATCCAAAAAATATCTTGATATGGTGCAAAAGCAAAACCACTAAAAGCCCTTGGGGGTGGGCAAAAACCCCCAACACAAAAAAAGAAAGAGGACCAAACAAAATGAAAAAAACATTAAATCTTAAAGTTTTACAACTAGAAAACAAAAACCAATTTGTCATTGAAACCAACGAAAAGAGATATTTCCAAAGCTACGATTCTTTGGTGGCAATTTATGACAAACAAAAACAAACCCTTTTATTAGGTAGGGATTGGGATTATTCAAACACAACCAAAAAACACCTTTATATTTTTATTTTTGATTATTGTTATTTGCCAACTGTTGAACAAGAACTCAAAAGTTCTAGGAACAAAACAAAGACAATGAGAGAACTAATCAAAAATAAAGTTGTCAAATATGACGAAAATATTAAATAGGGGGGTTAACCATGAATAAGAACTCATACAAAAGACACCAAGTCATAAAAAATGAAATTGCCAACATTAGGCAAGACCTTTTAGATAGTGAAGAAGAACTCAAAGGGGCATATATTGAAAGAAATCTTAAAAAAGCAAAATATATTAAGAAAAGGATCAATTTATTATTGGGTTCACTTTACACAAGAGAAACAATTCAAGGAGAAATTCTATTGCCACAACAATTAAAGATTGAAAATGGGGTGTTGGTATTAGAGGACTTTTGGAAAGACAATTCTATAGAACCTAATAATAGTGACTTTGAAGAATTTGTCGCAATGTATTTAACCGATAATTACAACCATAATATTTTTGGTTTTGTTTGGGTGGTTAAAGAAAAAGATATTTTCGTCACTAAAATTAGATGGAATAAGAACCAAATCCTAGAGAGTGATATTAAAGAAACCATTAGGGGCAAAACTCAAATAAATAATGATTTTGTAACCATTACTAAAAATCGTGACAAAGAAAATTCTGTGGTGATTGTCCATAAAGAAAGTGGATATGTCCAAGAAGCTAACACCCTAAAAGGAGCAATTAAAATATTAAGAAATCATTATTATATGTAAGGAGATACACACACATGAAAAAACAAGAACTTTTGAACCTTTGGGAAAGATATTCCAAATTAGTGGAATCAAACCAAGAACAAGAAAACATTGAAGAAGAAAATAAACTTATTGACCAACTAGAGAGAAATCTACCTTTTAAGAACCAAGAAGAACATGAAAAGTGGCTAGATATAATGGCAACTTATAAATTTTGGGAAGACTTTGAAGAATTAACTCTAGAAATTATTAATAGAAAAGGAAAACCACAACAAATGAAATTCAAATATAAAAATAAATGGTTTCAATTAATGGAACTCAAAGAAATTGGCACAAGTTCCACATATGATATGGTCGCAATTTTTGAGATTTTAAAAGAAAGTGATTTTATTAATTATAAGTTTGTTAATTATTTCTATGGTGTGAGCGAAAACCTAGAAGAATTAAAAGCACTTGCCAAGCCATATATTGACGATTACTTTATCCAATGTCAACTATTTGAAATGGTCCAAAACTTAAAGAAAGCATGGGCAGAGTTTCATGATAGTGAATATAAAAGCGACCTAGAAAGACTTGAAGATGCTCAATATGATTTATTGGAATTTATAAACAAGAATTATTGATCCCTGGAGATAGCAAAAATGGAAAAGAGAACAAAAAAAGTGAGTATTAATTTAACTCAAGAACAATATGAACTGTTGGAAAAATTGGCAACAATGGAAAGGAGAACAATTAGCGAACTTGCTGCCCTTATAGTGGTTGATACATCTCAACAACTTTATGTAGAGTGGCAACCCAAGGGAGAATTTGATAAAGCTAGATTTTGTTTAAGATTTAGATAAATGATTCAACCTTAAAAGAGCACCCACCAAAAGGGTGCTTTTCTTTTTGTTGTGGTCTCAGAAACATTATATTTTAAAAACAAAAGGTTTAAGCCACGAAAAACAATCATAATGATAAAATATATTAACTTTGTTTTAAAGTGTCTTAAATTGGTTAAAAATGCAATTAAACAGCATTATAAATTAAATAACTATAGTCTAGTATATAGATTATGTTTAATATGGTGTAGTTAAAAAAGAATAATATTTTCTTATGGTTTAAATATTGTGCGTGTATTATGCATACGTGATATTTTAGTAGTTTTTTAGTATATTTAAGGTGTAGGGTATCAAGTTATAACGAGATTATAGAATATAACCCAATGTCCTTAAACAACATATAAAAATTTTCATAGATTTCAAATTTTGATTTGTTTTAATTTGGTATGCCACACTTGTTAGTGATAGTTACTTTGTCTTATTCCGTATATGGTTTCGGGCACTTTTCATTATCTTGTCTTAGCTTGGAAAAATCAAGATATAAAATTTAGACACTGTATAAAATGTGATAATAATGTTACATAAATGACAATGTGTAACAATTTAGATTACCTATATACATTTTAGTGAATAAGGATTTATAATATAGACAATGAAACACAACAAGACATATTTTGATATTCTTAAAATTATGCTTAGACTTGAAAATAACAAGTTCAAGAAAACTTTTATGTGGTTGTGTTATGGTTTTAGAAAAGTGTTTAGATTAGGAGAGAGATAATATGGGACTTAACACTAATGAATACAAACTCAATGTTCAAAAAGACTTAATGAAGAACATATTTGTGAAAATGCTTGAAAGCAATATTGCTATCATGGAATTTCAATTGACTTTAATTAAGGAAGAAGAACAAAAAAAGGGAATCAAGGATATTATTAAGAAATCCAAGAAAGCCATTGATATTATCAAAAAGGTAAAACATTATGAATTATTAGTGTCTTTATATAATTCCTTTGTTAATAGAAAAGAAACATACTTTGTTGCACTATGTGGCACTATTAGTAGTGGAAAAATCAAGAAATGGGACACACAAAAAGGTTTCAAAGAGTTTTTAGAAGAAGAAGCACAAGCCATTGAGAAATACGATAAAGAAATGGCAGAAAAGATTAGACAAAACGAAGCTATTAAGAAAGCCAAAGAAGAAGGCAAAAAAGTTGAAATGATGTATGTTGATGGAAAAATTAAACCAGTTATTGTCAACGAAAAGCCAAATTAATGTATAATAAATAGTGGTTTCTAGGTGTAGTGTTGTTGTGTTCGCTATGCCTAGACACCTTAAATAGAATATGAGCAAAGAAGAAATACTAGACCCAATTAAACAATTAGCCAAAAGTGTAGATTTAAAAACTGTGAATCAATTGTTAGCACAGACAGAACTACATGATTTTGAAATGAATAAATCAACGATCAATAATATTGCAGAGTGGTGTCTTAATGGGGATAGTGACAATGAAATTAGACAAAAATTATCACTTACCAAGAACCAATGGTCAATTTTGGTTACGATTTGTCCCACTCTTTTATTAGTAATGAAAGATAGTAGGGCATTAGCAGACGTTGTTATTGCTGGCTCTTTATTCCAAACCGCTATTGGTGGGAAAAGAATTAAAAAACAACAACCTTTAAAGGTTAGAGAATATGACGAAAATGGTGTCACTATTGGTGAACACTATGAAATAGTGGAATATGAAGAAGAATTGCCACCTAATCCACTTTTACTTAAATTTTTGGCAGAACACAAAATGAGTGAGAAACTTGGTGACGTAAAAGTTAATGGAGATAGCGACTATAAGAAAATCGTGGATAGTCTATCACCAGAAGAACGAGCCATGATTGAAGCTATGAAAAAAGCGAGTGACATAAATGCCGGTAAATAGTCTTGATAGAAAAAAATTAGAAAACGCTAGAAAGAAAAAAGCGAAACAATTTAAGGAAGAAGTAAAGAAATTTAGGGAACAACCTAATTCTAGTTTTCGTAGTGAAGAAGAAAAAAAAGACAACATACTTGAACTCTATCAAAACATGTCACCTAGCCAAAAGGCACTATTTGATAAAGAATTAGAGAAGAAAAAGATAAGAGATAACTACGCTCTTTACTTAAAACATGTTTATCCTAATTATATTTTCACTAAATTCCATGCTTTGCTTTGCAATATTGTCCAAAGTGTAGTGGAAAAGGTGGAAAATGGTCAAAAAGTAAGAATTTGTATTAGTGTTCCACCACAACATGGTAAGAGCCACACTATTACAGAAACAGCACCTAGTTGGTTTTTGGGTAGAAACCCAGATTTAAGGTCATTAATCACAGGGTATAATGCAGATGTGGCAGAGAAATTTGGCAATAAAAATAGACAATTAGTCAAAAATTTTGGCAAAGATATATTTAATGTGGAAATTAGTGATAGCCAAGATAATAAAACATTATGGGACTTGGATAAGCACCAAGGTGGCATGGTTTCCACTGGTATTTTAGGTGGTTTAACTAGTAATACAAGCCAATTTACTATTGTGGACGATCCATTTAAAAATGGTGAAGAAGCTAATAACCAAGACATTAGAGAAAAAGTGTTCCAAACTTTCGTGGATAGTGTTGCCACTCGTTCACAAGGCAAAGGAAATGCAATTATTGTTATCCACACTCGTTGGCATGAAGACGACCTTATTGGTAGATTAGAGAAACTTGGTGGTTGGGTAATTATTAATATTCCATGTGTGTGGGAAAAGGGTGAAGATAGACTTTTACATAGAAAAATAGGTGAAACTTTATGCCCAGAACTTGGATTTGATAGTGATTGGGCAACACAAATGCAAAAATTATTAGGAAATAAAAAATGGAACGCTCTTTATCAAGGCAAACCTTATATTGAAGGTGGAAACTTATTAAAAAGAGATAGCATAAAGTTCTATAATGAGAAAACAAAACCTTCTAATTTTGAAACTTACGAAATGAGTTGTGACCTTACTTTTGGTGGGAAAAAGTCCACAAACGATAATGTTTGCATTGGTGTGTGGGGAAGAAATGGTGCAGACCACTACTTACTTACAAAGGTTAAAAAGAAAATGACATTTCAAGAAACTCTTGAACAATTAAGAGTTTTAAGTGCAAAATACCCACTTTGTAGGAAAAAGATTATTGAATCAAAAGCCAATGGTTTAGCCACTATTGAAACATTAAATAGAGAAATTGGTGGTTTTGTTGGTTTTGACCCAAAATCTAAATCAAAACAAGAAAGATTTGAAAATGTAATTCCTTATTTTGAAAGTGGAAATGTGTGGTTACCAGACGAAAGTTTAGACCCCACAATTGAAGATGATATTGAAGAACTTTTGAGATTTCCTAATGGCACACATGACGATTTTGTTGATATGGTTTCACAATATTTGTTAAACTATGAATATAGATATGGTGGACAAGTGAGCTCTGATTTTAGATATGCAGAACTTGCCGAAGCAATTAGAGGTTTTTAATATGATAAGAATGAATGTTGATAAGCAAGCATTAGAAAATGGTGTTGGACTAGACAAAGTTGTTCAACGAATTTTTTGGTATCAAATATTCTGGAAAGACGCAATTGGCAAAGACATTAGATTAATGAGTTTACAAAAAAGGATGTATAACCCAGAGTATGTTGAGTTTATGAAACCAAGAAAAATTAAAAAACTCAATTTTACTTATGACATTGTTAAGCCATTATGTGATACAGCAACTTCTACTTTTTTGGGTAGAATCCCAGATATTACAACTGTAAAAGGCGAAAGAGAAAAAGAAAGAATTGCTAAATTTGTCCTAAAACAAAAACATAATGAATTTGAAGAAGAAATTGCAGATGTGGCTTTAAATAGTTCAATTACAAGTTCTGGTTTCTTGTGTTTATATAACGAAGAAGGAGATAGTTTTCCTAAATATCGTTCACTAGACCCCCTTTATACAAATGTTGTATATGATTGTAGTGTGGCAATGAAAAGATTGTTCGCTTACACCATTTATTATGAAGTAGATGGAACTGGTGTGGGACGCTATGTGTGTATTATTTACACAAAGGATAAAATGTATGCTTATTACACACCACAAATTTCCGTTCCAACAAAAATGGCATTTAATGTTTATCCATTTAATTTATTCTTAATTGATGGTGAACAATTATCTTATGTTACCGAACATGGATTTAAAGATATTCCAATTGTTGAATTTATCAATAATAAGAATTGCATTAGCGATTGCAAACCAGCATTAATTCTTATTTCCTTATATAGTGCCTTAATGAATAATCGTTTCCAAAATGTTGACGACATTATGAATTATCTATTATTTATTAAGAACGCTCGTATGGGTAACGAGAAAGAAGCACAAGCCGCTATTGAATTGATTAAATCATATAGAGTATTACCAATTGAAGGCGATAACGCTGATGCCAAGTTCTTGTCTAATCCATTAAACCAAACCGATATTCAAAAACTTGCCGATAACATTAAGCAAATGATTCATTACATTACACATATTCCAGATTTTACTAGTGTGGAATTTACGCAAAATGCTAGTGATCCAGTGTTAAAGGCAAAAACAAAACCATTACTAGATTTATGTTTAGAAAAAGAAAAATGGTTTAACAAAGGATATATGATCGTTCTTGACTTAACATTAGATTTTGTTAAGAGATACGATAGTGCCTTATATGAAAAAGTAAAATTTGATTTAAACGAAATTGATTTAGTTTACACTCATACACTACCAAGTAATGATATTGACACAATTAATGCTATCGTTAATTTATCAAATGCTGGACTATTAAATCCAGAGGTATTATTACAAAATGTTAACATGATTCCTAATGTTGACGCTTATATTAAAGGTATGAAAGAATATAATGAGTATGTTGACAAGAGAAAATCTTTAACTCAAAATAATAATAGTAAAGCAGTTAACGAAACCAATTTGGCTCGTCAAAATGCTAACCCACAAACTAGAGAGCAACAAGACAATATGAAAAACTTTGTCAATGGTGCTTCTCAAAACATTAGTGATAATAAAGTTGAATAAACTTATTATAAAGTTGCCTACTAACTTATAGTAGAGTGGCATTAGCCAAAAAGAAAAGCACCCTAGGGCTTTATCTAGGAGAGGAGAATTAAGTAATGGCAGAATTACCAAAAACCGAACAAGAGTTGCAAGATTTAATTGATGCAAAAGTAACTGAAGCAGTTGACAAATTAAACGCAAAGCACAATGGTGAAATGGCAACCATGCGTCAAAAACATGATGCCGAATTAAAAAAAGCCAAAGAGCAAGCGAATTTGAGTGCCGAAGAAATTGCTCAACAAAAAATCAAAGAGCAACAAGATGCCGACCAAAAAGAACTAACAGAATTAAGAGCTTTTAAAAAGTCTTCACTATTAGGCGATAAGTTGGCAAAGGCAGGATTGCCAAGCTATTTCAAGAACGACACTAGATTACTTAATGCCGAAGATGGCGATATTGATAAAGTAATCAAAGATGTCAAGAGAGAGTATGACGATTCCTTGCCAAAAGGTGCTACCCACTCAACAGTTGTTACAACACCAAGTGGAAATCAACAACCAAGTGGTGATGCAAAACAACAAGCGTTTGACCAAATGGGTAATGTCTTAAAAGAAGTTATCGGTTAATACCGAAAGAAAGAGAGAATTAAACTATGGCTATTGTCAATCAATCAGTCGTTCTCCCTGTTGAATATGCTAGGGAGATTATCGCAGGTGTTCGTGGCAAATCCAAAGCACTTGAATTAGGTCGTAGATTACCAGATATGCGTGGTAAGACCTATAAATTAAATGTTTTAACAGCATTAGCAAAAGCAGGTTGGGTTAAAAATTCCCAAACACCAGCAAATAGCGAAGGTGCTGAAATCAATCGTAAACCAATTTCACAAATTGCTTGGGAAGGTGTTGATTTAGAAGCCGAAACAATCGCATGTATCGTTGGTATTAGTGAAGAAACATTAGCAGATACCGAAGATTATGGTGTTTCTGTTATCCCAACAATCACAGAAGAAATCGTTGCCGCTTTCCAAGAAGTTATTGACTCCACAGTGTTCTTTGGTGTCAATTCTCCATGGACTAATTTCACAGGTATCGTTGCAGAAGCAACCGCTGCTGGTGCAGTAGTTACATGGAACGGTCAAGGTGGTTTAGCTTTCTACAATGCAGTTAGCGATGCTATGTCCTATGTTGAAAATAGTGGCTATGTCCCATCAGCAATTCTTGGCGCACCATCATTAAGAAGTGCCTTCCGTTCTACTATTACAGAATTAGGTGTTCTTGCTGGTGACCAAGGTGAAGTTGGTGCTTTACCAAGACACATTGACTTAACAGGTGGATTTGATACATCTTCCGCATTTGCTATCGTTGGTGACTTCCGTTATTTAGTCTATGCTTTTAGAGAAGAAATGAGCATGAAACTCTTAACAGAAGCAACAATTGACGACCCAGCAACAGGCGAAAAACTTTACAATCTTGCACAACAAGATATGATCGGTTTACGCTTTAAAATGAGATTAGGTGTTGCCTTACCAAATCCTGTTCAAAGAGTTAGTGGTGTTGCAAGTGGCAATGTTATCAAAGCCGGTGCAAATGCCTATCCATTTGCTGTTATCTTAAAATCAGCAAGTGGCTCTAACTAATATAGGTTAGTAAAATTAAGGAACTCACATTTGTGGGTTTCTTTTTTTATGTCTTAATGTATAATGGAAATATGAAAACACAACACGATATTGATTTAGTTATAGCTTATGTGGATAACCAAGATTTAGTTTGGAGAGCCACATATATTAATTTTTGTAAGAAAAATAGACTTAACCAAAAAATAGTAGATTTATTAAGTTCTAGGTATGGTGGGATTAATTTTATTAATTATCAAATGAAATTAGTTTCAAAAAATATGCCATGGGTGAAAAACATTTATCTTTTGCTTTCAAATATTGAGCAAGAACCAAAAGATTTACCAAAAAATTGCAAAATTGTCTTGCACAATGAGTTTATTCCACAACAATTTTTGCCTACATTTAATAGCACAACTATTGAAATGTTTTTGTGGAACATTAAAGATTTAAGTGAATACTTTATTTATGCAAATGATGATATGTTGCCCACTAGTAAACTTAAACCTAGTGACTTTTTTGATAATGGCAAAATCAAGATAAAATGGAGATTAGACGATTTCTATTTTAGTTCTACAATGTATGCTTACCAATGTAGGAACAATTGCATTGCTTTGACTAAAAGACTAGGCATTAAATGGGACAACATGAAAATGTTAAGACCTATTCACTCATTTACACCAATGATTAAGTCACATTGCAAAGATAGTTTCTATTTAATCAAAGATTTCATTGTTCCACATATTAGAGCATTTAGGACAGAATACCAATATAATCAATACATTTATCCACTTTATGAATACTATAAATTTGGGACATTAGATAGTGACATTGACTTTTTATACACAGAGCTTGATAGCGACTTTGATTTAAACTATCAAATTGTTTGTGTTAATCTTGAAAAGAAAAGTGAATATGTCCAAAAATTCTTGAAAGAGATTAAATTACTATGCGAGTAGTTGTTTGTGCATTAGCCAAAAATGAGAATCTATATATTAATGAGTGGGTTGGTCATTATTTAAAACTAGGTTTTGACCATATTTATTTATATGATAATAATGAACTTACCACACCATTTGTGGGTGACTTTATTGATAGTGAATACAAAGATAGAGTTACGATCAAAAACATTAGGGGTATGGTGAGAGAAAAATTGCAACATGATATTTACACAGGTTTTTATCAAAAATATGGAAAGACATTTGATTGGTGTTTATTTTGTGACATTGACGAGTTTTTAATGGGTGTTGACAATATCCATGATTTTTTAAATAGAAATAAAAACTATTTCAATAACTTTGAACAAATAAGAATTAAATGGAAACTTTTTGGTGACGATAATTTAATTGAAAGACCAATGAAAGAACCTATTTATAAAGAAATTGTGCAACAAGTCACTAGTTCACTTAATAGAGATTTAATCCATAAAGGAAACCTTGAAAATCAAGGCAAAGCCATTGTTAGGGGTGGATTAAATGGTGTAGTTATTAAGTCACCACATTTTGCAAGTAGGTGGGCAAGACAAAACATTTTAAAATCTTGTTTACCAAGTGGTATGGCATGTTATCGTAGTGGTGTAGCAATTGAAGACGATTATTCAAAAGAAAGTGTGTTTTTGAACCACTATATGACAAAGACATTAAGTGAATTTATTAATCAAAAAATAGGTAGAAGTGACGCTGTGTTTGGCAATACCATTAATTTAGATTATTATTGGAGAATAAACAAAAAGACAAAAGAAAAAATTGAATATTTGGAGAAATTGGGGTTTAAGTTATGAGTTTTAAAATAGTGGTAATGAGTTGCGATAAAAATGAAGATTTATTCAAACCATTTTATTTGTGCATGGAAAAATATTGGAAAGACCACCCAGAGATTATTTATTCTACAGAAACTGTTATTAATCCTTATTATAAAACAATATGTAGAAACTTACCTATTTCACATTGGACAAGGAGAGTTTATGAAACTTGTAAAGATTTAGAGTGCAAACACATATTGCTTATGGTTGACGACTTATTTATTAGAGAAAAAGTTGATAATGATTTCATTTGGTCATTACTACAATACATTAAAGGAGATGTCGCAGCACTTAATTTTGAGTTTTCATTTGATAAAGGTGATATACCACTCAATGATAAGATAATGATTAGAAACCCATATGGTAAATTCAAATTATCTTGCATGTGTCAAATGTGGCAAAAGAACAAATTATTACCATTATTTCAAGACCCTTGTGACCCATGGACATTTGAAAAGAGAAACCAAGCAAGTTATTTTAGATACCTAATTAGTAAAAATGGTGACTTTATTAATTGGGGTAAAAAGAGAGAAGATTGGCATTGGGGAATTGTCAAAGGAAAGTGGACAAGAGAACTAAAAGAGTTCTTTGATAAGGAACAAATTGAAATAGATTATAGCAAAAGAGAATTTATAGATTAAAGACAAGCCAACTTGGGACTTGTCTTTTTTATTGTGATTTCAATGTTCATTTATGTATAATGAAAAAGTAGAGGTAACTCATATGAAAGAAGAATTTGTTGTAACAAATGAATATTTATCCAAAAAAGGTTTAGATTTGAACGATTATGCTTTGGAAGGCACACTAATCCCAGCAATTATTGAAATTGGTTTAGATTTAGTTATTGATAGAATTTGCTATCTTGATGATGATATGGGTGGCGAAAGTGATATTGAAAAATATCTTGAAGAACACCAAGATAAAGTTGATTCTTTCTTTAAAGCACAATATCGTTCTATTTATAATCTAATATTCCAAGCCGAAACTAACCCTATGGACACTTTCCTTGACTATATTATTGTTCACCAATTAGGTTTAGGAAAAATTAATGGTTGGCAAAAGGGCATTTATCATAGACACGATAGATAGGAGAAACTTATATGAGCTTCAAAACACCTATTTTATGCGATAGAAGAATTTATGATAAAAAAGGAAAATGGAAATCCAAAAATAATGACCATGAAGAAAACATTTTCTATTTCATTAAAGAACCACTAACTTTAGTTCCTAGTTATGTTAATGGTAGAGAAGAACTAAAGGAAACCTTAACAATAACAGTATTTGGTGGCAAGCCATTTGGAAAGGAAGACGTCGTTACATTAGAAGACGGAACAAAGTTTAGAGTGCAACAAATGACACCAATATATGTTGAACACAACATTTTAGTTAAAGATTTATTAAAACCAAGAATTGCTAGTATTGATATTATTTTAGAATAAGGTTATGGAATTTGAATTAAACGATTTTACAAAAAGATTAAGAGAATTAATGTATGATCGTTTTCCTAATCTTCCAAATCGTGGCATTAATCCTAGTGGAACACCAAAACATGGGCAACATAATGAAGAAATTAGAAATGTTGCATTTAAGAACAATCCCACTTATATGCTTGACGAAAACTCTAATGGCTTTGAAATAGGCAACGAGTTTAGTGAAGAATATTATCCTTATTATCACATTTTGGAAGACGCACCATATATTAGAAAAAGGGATAAATCAACAAAGAAAACTCGTGGTAGCCAAGCAAGTGTAGAAAAACTTGGTGAAAGGGATTACAATATTATTAGTTTTAATGGTAAGACATATTCAAGGGAATATGCTCGTAATGTTCGTGGTGCTAGAAATAGAACTAGTAAAGTAAGCCATTGGGGTGTTGACGCTAGTGGAAAAAAAGTATGGATTAATCGTGAAAGCAACTCTTACTTAAATGAACACTACCATTATATTGAAAACATGCTCAATGGTGGAATATTAGACCAACTTGCAATAGAGTATGGTTTGAAAAGAAAGAGAACACAAAATACTAATTTGCAAGAAGATTATGAAGCATTAAGTCTTGTTGATATAATTAATTCAACTTTGGAGGAATAAACATGTTAAAAACATTTCCAATAGAATTTATAAGACAAACATTTGTCCAAAAATTATTAGAAGCTCACAATGACAACCCTAATTATTTTGGTGGCAATGACCAAGTTAATATTCTTTCTTTTTATGAACAACTAAAATCACAAGAAGAAGTTGATAGATTTGTCAATACATTTAGAGATTTAACAAAACAACAAAATCGTAGTGACTTAATTCTTAATGGTGTTTTGGTATCACCAGAGAACCCTACTATTACAAACTTATATTCATGTTTGATCGTTCCAATGACTTGGACATGCTCTTTAAGAACTCTTTTAGCCAATCGTGACCAATCTATTGAAACAATTAATAACCTTTCTTATGAACTTAAAGGCAAAAAGGTAGATATTGCACAATTAGAGTGTGAAGACGAAAATGGAAAAAAATTCTATGAGCCATTTGTGGTTGGCACTATTGGGCAAAACAATGGTGTCCCAACACTTAAAAATGGAGATTATATTGGGGATTTTGATAGCGTTGACGACATTAATGATAAAATGGTTGATTTAATGTATGGCGGTGTTAAATTGCAAACCACTAATCCATATTATTTATACATTGGTTTAAATCAAGTTTCTAGTTTAGGAAATGTATCAAAAACAATAAAGGTTGTTAAAGGCATTATTACTACAAATACAAAGTCAATTGAGGTTTTTAATTATTTAACAAATAGTGCAATTACTATATCAAATTATAGTGATGATAGAACTACAATTAGTTTTGATTATTCACTTTATGTAGATAAAAATATTGATACAAACTTATTGTCAAATAGTGTTAATTTGCAATTTCAAGCAGTAACACCAACGATTCCATTTCCTACAACAAACACATATACAACTGTAGGAACTATTAATTCAACAACAATTGAAAACAACAAATTAAAACTCAATATTCATGTAGAATACAATCGTCAAGGACAAGTTACCTATGCAACATCAAACCCAGCATTGAAAACAACTTCAATCAACCTTTACAAATATAGCTTTGAGCAATATGAAGATAGCGAAGAAAATGATTTCATTTTATTCCCACCAGAACATGTTGGCTTTGAAAAATACAAATTGTCATTATCATTTGACGCAATTCGTTGTGACGAACCAAGAAACTTAAATGAACATGAATATTGCGATTTAACATTTAGTGGTAGTGCAACATTAGTTAGCAATGGTGTCCAATTAGGCAACGATTTATTAAAAATTGGTATGACCAAATATAGAATTAAGGCAGATACACCAATTGTATTTAATAATGCGACTACATATTATTTAGAACCACTTGAAATGCCTAGTGGCAATAATGCAAACACACAAATTAATCAACTTGTTTCTAATAAATTTAAAAGCATGTCCCACACTGATGCAATTTCATTAACATTACAATATACATTTATTTGCGATAAAACAATTCCATTATTAAAACAATTTTTTGAATATGGAAGATATGGGACACAAGGAATAAGTGCCAATGATATAAGTCCAAATATGGAATTTGTTACTAGTGAAATTTGGTGTTCTTGGGGTGAATATGAAAACCACTCTATTATTACAAAACTTGTTGAAAACATTGACCACGAGAACACAGAGAGTGATGCCATGACTTTAAGCATGACCATGCAAATACAGGAGAACCTATAATGGCTACCATTTATCGTTTTATTGTTGAGCAAAAACGAGCCGCTAGTGGTGACGGTAGAAAAGATAGTAGTGCTAGTGGTTTAACCAAGAAATCGGCTGCCAAAAAAGGTCGTATGGTTTCTATTTTTGGTGGTGAAAAAGGTGGTGTTGAGCACAATAGAAAAATGCGTGCAATAAACCCATTACTTAATCGTATGACAGGTGGTGCTTGGGAAAAAGGCATGAGATTAGGTCGTGCTGGTCTTGGACTAGTCACAAAAAATACAGAAACAGGCAAACTTGGTTTAAGTGGTCCAGCCATTGCGATCATAATTGCTTTTGTTATTCAAACATTATTAAAAGTATGGAAAAATGAACAAGTTAAAGCACAAAAAATGAACGCTCAAAACTATAAGCAATTAGAAAATGGTGTTGGTCAAGTAAATGGTCAATATAAAGTAACTGCTAATTTCTGGTCAGGAAAAATTACATATAATCAAAACAAGTAGGTGTTAGTTATGAACCACGATTATGTTTATACATTTGATAAAATCACACATGCAAAAGTATTGTTAGGAGAAATCCAAACGGACTTTAATATGGGTTTAACCATTGATGGAACAAAAGACAGTGTCCAACTTATTGTTAGAAGTTTTGTAGGAACACCAGTGGAAGCTAACACCATTATGCTACACGAAAAAACACAAACATGGTGGGTTTGCTCTAAAGATAAAGTAGAAAGATACCAAAATGATAGTGGCTTTGTTTATATCCACAATTTAGAAATGCTTGGTGCAATAGAATTACTTAATGCAAGAGATTTGACGGACAATGGAAATAATGCAAATACATATACAACAGGTCAATTATTGGAAAGACTTTTTTCATTAAGTAATTTTGAATTTGATATTAATATTGAAAGTGACAGTTCTTTTTCATTAAATAAAAAAGTAGATTTTATTAAAACATTTGAAAACTACACACTTTTAAGTGCAATTAGAGATTTTTTAGATGGATACAATTGTTGTGCAAAATTAGAGTTCTCATTTGGAGAAAATGGTGGACACAAAGAAGAAGTTGTAACAGAAACAATTACTAAAACAGTATTGCCAAGTGATTGGCATGCATTTGGTGGTGGTAGAGAAATTAAAGTAAGTGTTGACCCAAATGCGCCAATAGGCGAAATTGGTGTCCCATATATTTATATTGGAAAATATGTTTCTTATGGTAGAAATCTTGCTGGCAAAACACTTGAATATTATCGTATAAGTGACACTGTATCTGGTTACACAAATACAATTAATTTTGATAATAACTATGATGCAGGAGAGCCACTTGGTGTTGTTGGTAAATTCTCTGGAGATATTTATTTTGATAGTCGTGATGAAAGCACAAAAACAGCCACTATTTCATATGCAACTAGTGATTCACCAGACCCATTTTGGACATACTATGATAATTTTTCTGTTCAAGGTCTTGTTGGTAAAAATGTCACAAGTGTCAAAATGATAGGTTTTAATGGTGATAGTAGAATTGATTTTAACCCAATTACAGGACAATTCTATATCTTTTTAAGAACGACAACAGAGCCAACACAAAATGTTAATTTAATTATCAAATATTCATATCTATATCGTGATAGTGCTACATTAAAGATTTATTCCAAAACAGGTAATATTAATTTAACAAGCCATGATATTAGTTTCTTTGATGATGTAAGAGAAACAAGAATACTAGATAAGCAATCATTTGGCACTAATGTTATATCAAATGCCGAAAATGTGGTTTCTACACAAGCAAAAACATACCCAACTAGTGGTGCAGTAACAGTGACTGGCACTTCTTACCAAACAGACGAAGATAGTGGTGTGGTTAGACTTCCAAGCGACGTATTTAAAGTTAATTGGTTAAAAATAACTCATGCTATGGTTGACGTTGTAATTTATAAAAATAATGCTGGAACACCAACATTTGTATTTAAGTTTGACCAAACAGCATACAATAAAGGAGAACAACAAAAATTTAAAACTTCATTAAGGTCATATTTGAGTGGTGTTGGTGCTAGTTTAAGTAATTTTGAAGAACAATTTAATTATTTAATGGCAATTGTAAAAGCAAAACATACAATTACTTTTTATGGAGATACAGTTTATGAACCGCTTGATAATAAAATGTATTCATTAAGTAATAAAAAAATACCTAAATTAAGAAATGAATCTAATACAGAAAGTAAGGAAATGGCTTTATTTGACAAAGAAACAAGAGAATTACTTAAAGATACTAGACAAGGTATGTATTGGGAAAGGGGAACACCTTATATTCGTGGTTTTACTTTTTCAAGAATATATAATGGTAATAGAATATATTTCACAACTGGGTCGTTTGACGAAGAAGCTAATACAGATACAATTATTTCATGGACTGTAGGAAACGACGAATATTCTTTGAGAACTTCATATGTCCAAAGTGGTCAATTTCAACTATATGACTATATGGTATCTCCATATGGTAGAGTTGGTTTAAGATTTATCGTAAATTATATTCCAATGAGTGACATTAAACTTGACGTTGCTAATAGAAAAAAAGGACACGATATTCAAGTTTATAATCAAAATGGAAAATTAACAGATAGCCATGCTTTGTCAAAAATACTTAATTCTTATTCCAAAGAAATTAGTAGTGATAATGTTACAAGATTCATGCAATTTACTTCATTTAATGATATTCCAAAAGTTGGTTCTTTAGTAATTGATGGTAGCGAAAAATATGTTATCAACAATATTTCTTTAGATTTCTCACAAAACGAAAGTAATGACACAGACGAATTTGGATATTTTATTGATTGTGAGTTCACAATGTCTAAATATGTAGCCACTAAATCTTTAATGGTGAACCCAAACACAAATATTAGGGACTATGGTATTCCACAACAATATAATGTTAAGCGAAAACAAAAATATGGTGATTTATTTGAATTAGCATATTCTTATAGCGACACAGAAGACGACTACTATATTGATAGTGGTTTGATATTTAATTTTTCACACAACGTGAACCAAAGCTACACTAGTTTTGTAAGCATAATGAAAATTAATGGTTATTTTGCAAAGATTGTTGGTAGTAGCACAACTAGTGAACAAAGAAATGAATATTACCAATTAGAGCCAGTTTGCATTGGACTAAATAAAATGTTTTGTATTGTTCTTGATTTCAAAGACAACAATATTATTGGTTATGATTGCCAAACAACTTACGGTGGATTTGATATTGAAAATGTATTAAGTCCAAGTTTGACAAATATTAACACACCAATATCTTATGTTTCTAGAGAAGGCACATTTGATAGCATTAAAATTTTATTTGTTAATAGTGAGCAATTAGGAAATGCAAATGTTAATGCTGTCGAAACAAATAGAGTGTTTGTTAGTGAAGACTACTATAATACTTTTGAAAATAATTCAAGACATGTGTTTGCCATTGAAGAAAGCGAATACAAAAAGGACGCTTTAGAAGTCCCAGTATTTGAATATATTTGCCAAGTTAAAGACACAAATGACGTCATTGTTGGAGATAATATTCTTAAACAAGATTTTGACGAAGACATAGTTTATTTCTACTCATATGTTGAAGGTGAAAACTTAAATCCAAACAATGTGTTCCCGAGTTCTGTAATTGAGCCACAAGGTGGTGGTGTTTATAGTATTCCTAACTCTGTTGAATTTGAAAATGGTATAGACCAAGTCACAGACCCAGTTACACAAGAAATTTATTTTAGAACAACACTTATATTCAAATTTTATTCATACACCGATTTAGATATTGATACCACAACTGGTTATACATGGACAAATGGTTATCGTGATAATATAGAAAAAAATAAAGACTATGCAATATTTAGACATGCTTATAATACAAAAACTCACTCACAAAGTGCAGAGCTTTTGTTTATTGCGAAAAAAGTGCAACCAATTAATGAGCAAGTTGAATTGAAAATTAATCACTACAAAATTAATTAGAAATGTGAAATAATAAAAATGAAATAATTAAGGAGAAACAAAATTATGCGATTTGATAATGATTGTTCTCTAAAAGGAGAAACATATTATGCTAATTAGAACAAGACTAGTCTTCTATGGTGAAGATTGTTTGCCATACAAAGATTTTGAAAGAAAAGTCCATTATCCAATTATTGACCCGTCATTTCAAGGTGCTTCACAAACAGACCAAATCAAGTTTTATGTTGACCAAATTGGTGGTAGCAATATTACATGGGTTGCTGTTGCCAAATTACCAAATGGAAAAATCATAACCAAATTACTTGAAACTAATAGTGATGAAAATGGAACATATGCTTTATTAGAAATGTCCAACCAATTTACACAAGTAATGGGTAATGTATTTATTTCTTTAAAAGGATATGCAGGTGGAACACAAATTGTTTATGATGATGAAGCCGAAATCTATGTAGCACAAGGCAATCCAATTATTCAAGCCACTGGTAGTGTGCAAATCAATATTAGATATGCCACACCAATTGACGAAAGTGAAGAAGATTATACTTACCAAGAATTATTAGCTTTAATCTCTGGTAAACTTGGCAAAGATAGTGAAAAATACTTAAAAGTTGTTTCTACAATTAGTGATATTAATAGCGAAGATTACGAACAATATATTGTTAGTGGTTCTATTGTTTATGCAAAAGACACAAAATTATTCTATGTTGTGAGTGGATCGTATCCAACATTTACATACACACAATTAAGTTTTGACTATGTTCCATTAAAAAGTGCGACAAGTTCAACAACAATAAGTGACTTATGTGGAACTAATGCTTATACATTGTGTTTCATTAAATACAATAATGCAATTTACTATTTTGAAGGAATATACACAGGTGGTGGATATGTTTGTATTGTCCAAAGATTAGGTGGTGTTCTAAAAAGAAGTGGTAGTGGTGTTAGTGGTTCAACAACATTTGCTAATATTCTTACAACATTAGCACAAAATGATTATCTTGATATGTCAACCACACAAGACATTAAAGGTCAAAAAACAGTTAATAATGGTGGTAGATTCATTATTGATAGCACAGGTTCTTTCAATTTATATAATTCAAAAATTACCACAAACGCTAAAGGTTATTTTGTAAGAGTAGGTGTAACCACAGGACAATATGTTGATTATAGTTTGCCTTACAATTATAGCGACAATAAGGGACAAAGTTTTACATTTGCTACACAAAGTTATGTTGACGAGCAAATCAATTTAGTTGAAATGCAAAGTGACGTTATTGACGTAGTGGGAACTTATGCCGATTTACAAGCGTATGACACACAACATGTTAAAGAAAATGACTTAATTAAAGTTATTACCGATAGCACACACAATAACGCTACATCATATTATCGTTGGGTAAGTAATGCTTGGGTTTATGTCGCAAGTGAAGGACCGTATTATACAACCTCACAAGCCGATAATTTATTTGTAACCAAAACCACACAAATTGCTGGTGTTTCCATTGGTAGTGGTATTTCAGCAGTTGATTTATATAGTGGTTTATTTGATATAACCGAAGTAACAATAGACGAAGATTAAAGGAGAAAAGTTATGGAAATTATTGAACTTGAAGATAGAAAAATCTATCGTGCTGCAAAAGGCAAAAAAGTAAAGTTCGTTAATGACGAAAGTAGATACAGTGAAATCGTTGTTGACCTAGATAACAAAAGAGAAATTGAGGAGGTAAGTGAATAATGGCTACCTATGATTATTTGAAATCCAAAAATGGACATGAAATACAAGTTGAAAGTGCCAAACGTGATGGTGCTGGAAAAAACATTGAAAATAACTACGCTAAACAAAATGGTTATTATGCACAATTAACTAGCGGAAACGCAGACCAATTAAACTCAACAATTTTTGTCACTGACCAAGTTCCTTATTTGTTTAGAACAAGTGGTGGAGATGCCGATATTGGTAATCGTGAATATGATAAAATTATCGGTGGTTCTTTGGTGGTTAATCAACAATTAGATATAAGTAATTTTGCATCAACTGGTGGAACAGTGTCAACAACGGATGGTATTGGAACATTTACAGCAAATGCAAGTGGTCAACAAGTATATAGAACATTTGAGTTTATTGCTAATCACAAATACATAACAATTATGACCTTCAAAACAACCACAGCAAGTAGTGATGTAAAAGGAAGAATGTTTGCTAATGACGTTAATGGTATTTCAACTACAAATTGGCAAACTGTTTATGCAGTAGGTCAATATACTGTAAATCAATATTCTTCAATAGGTGTTGTTGATAGAAGAACAAGTGGTTGGGATGCAATTCAAGTTAAAAATGCCCAAGTTATTGACCTTACCGCCATGTTTGGCTCAACTATTGCCGACTACATTTATTCATTAGAACAAGCCAATACTGGTGCTGGTGTTTCTTGGTTTAGACAATATTTCCAAGAATTATATTATCCTTACAATACTGGTGCGATTAAAAATGTTCAGTTGATTTCTCACGATACTGTTGGCTTTAACCAATGGGATGAACAATGGGAAGTTGGACAAATTAACACAACAACAGGTGCTAACAATGATATAAATTATAGTATCCGTTCTAAAAACTATATAAATGTTTTGCCAAATACAACTTATTACCTATATGTTGGTGATAATTCTAATATATTCTATTACGACAAAGATTATAACTATCTTGGTTATTCGGGGTTAAATATTAGTAATACTCATTTGTTTACAACCCCAAGCAACGCTGTCTATATAAGGTTTTATGTTTCATCGAATTATGGAACTACCTACAACCACGATATTTGTATTAACTTATCTTGGTCTGGTTGGAGAAACGGGCAATATGAACAATATAAAAAGAACTCTTACCCATTAGATACCACTATTGAATTAAGGGGTATTCCAAAATTAGATGCCGATAATCACTTATACTTTGATGGTGATGAATACACTTATGATGGGAAAGTGGTTAGAAAGTATGGTGTAGTTGATTTAGGAACATTGAATTATACAAAAAGTGGAACAAGTCCTAATGTATATTTTATTGCTAGTATAACTGGTTTGAAAAAAACAACAGCAAATACTGACTTACTTAATGTTTCTTGTTCTAAATATACAGCAATAAGACAAAGTGTTTGGTATACTGGCGATAAAGTTATATTTGGTTTAACAAATGAATCAACAATAGCCATTAAAGATACTGCGTATAATGACAGTGATGCAGCCACATTCAAGACCGCTATGTCTAGTGTAATGCTTGTTTATGAACTTGCTGCATCTACCGAAGAAACCGCTGAACCATATCAAGAAATACAAATTGTTGACGATTTTGGCACAGAAGAATATGTTGTTCCTACACAAGATGGTTGGCAAATCCCAGTTGGTCACGATACTAAATACCCAGCAAACCTTCGTGATAAATTGCAAAGATTACCAGATATGCCAAGTGTTTCTCAAAATGTTACCGAAACTTATGTGGTTAATTACAATGGAACTACAAAGAAATGCACATTTGCGGAAATCAATGCTTGGTTAAGTAGCAATGGGTATGAAAAAGCAAGTGAATTACCAACAGTTGACGCAGTTGGTGGAACATTAAGACAGTGCTTATGTGTTAAAGCAAGTTTAGACTTTGATAATACAGCATTTGTGGATTTAGGTAGTTTGAGTTGGACTTATGAAACAACTTATCACTATTTCTATTCAGAAGTTCTTTCAAATGCTACAACAAACAATAAATGCCTTTCTACGAAATATAAATCAATAGCACAAGATTTCTCAAATCCAGCGAACAATTCAATTTTCGTTGGTTCAAATCAAAGAGTTGTTGTAAAAGACACCACTTACACTGATGCAACCATTTTCAAAGCCGCTATGAAAAGTGTATTACTTGCTTACGAAAAGGCATAAGAAATACAAAAAAAATAAAAGGTAGCCGTTAGGCTATCTTTTTTATTTTATCTTTAAAATCATCAAAGCAATCTGGGCATATTGTTATTTCATGGTCAAATATAATTATCGTTATATAACTATTCCAA